CAAATCAACAATTAATACGCTGTTAATTTCGGTTTTGAAATATTCCCATCCCTTTGTGCTCCAAATTTCGGGTTCTTCCAATACGTGTTGTCTGTAATACTCCCAATCGTCCCTTTGTTCGCTGTTCATAAACTGATAATTGAACGCCGGGTTACGACCGTCAAAAATGCGGCTCAACTTATCAAAACAAACGCCCGTTACCTCGTTTGTCTTTACGGGGTAACGGAACAATGTTTTGAACACTTTGAATTTGTCTGCGGGTATAAGGTTTGAAACATAAGCCAAAAAATCGGTCACGGGTTGCGTAATGTATGGCGTCAACGCCTTTTCCGCATGAAATCGTATGCGGTTTTGGTGGTAAATCGCCCTACTTATCGCCGCTTTGTTCCGTGGCTCCGCTATCTGCTTTTTTATTTCTCTTATATCTAAGCCCATTTTCTTTGTCAAATTCAAATTTACTATTTTCCGGTAACTGCCAACCGCCGTTGTCTCGCATCCTCAACAATCTTTCGGCGTGCGTTACATCAAATTCACGTGTTGTTTTCAGTGTTGTACACTCCAACAAAACTTTCGTCGTTTTATCATTTGACATTTATCAAATCTGTTAATGGGTTAAAATCCTCCGGGGTTACAATTACCAAATCATCCGACCAATTGGGCAAAAACGACCATTGTACGTTGTTGCTGTCCGGTGCTTCCAATCCTCCCAATGTTTTATCAGAAAAGAACAAAGAACGAATTGGAATAGGATAATACGTTGTTGCTGTTGTTTCGTCCCGCAATGCGCCGATATTTCCGTTTTCGTCAAACAGATAAACGCCCAAATTTTGGGAATCGCTTTCGCACTGCAATTGCTTCAATGCTTTAATAATATTTTGCGGAACTCTACGCAATACCGCCGTAAATGGGGTTGGCTCACGTCCTATTACTTCCTCAATACCTCCCAACGTTTCATTTCCGCCGCCAAATGTACGTGCCGCCCCTGCTTCTGCTGTTGGTGCTTGTATGTATGGGGTCAAAACAATTTTCGTGTCGTCATCTGCCGATAACAACGGCGCCCATGACGCTTTTTTCCCAATACTCGCCGACGTGGTAAATGAATTTTTTCCTCCGTTGCTTTTATACAATCTCTGAAACGCTACTTTCTGAATCTGTCCGAAACTCTCGGCACACGTAAAGTTCGGAATGGTTGGCAACGCTGCGGCTGCCGGGCATTTACAAATCGCCATACTCTTTAAATTTTTAACGTTAAAACTAAATTTATAATCTCTGGGGCTATCCCTTTGCCCCTTTCTTTTTGCAAAGTTATAATATTTTCCGGTTAATTTCTTGCATATATGGAATTTATTGTTAGTTACGGCGTGTAATACCCTTACATGCGGCGTTGTATGGCTTAATATTACCGTCCGCCAATTCCTTTTCATAAATTCCGGTTAAACCGTCCTCCGGGTCGTCATGGGCATTTGCAGGAAAATCACGCAAAAACCCGGTCAAATGTTCGTGTATCTTTGGAAAACGTTGTTCCCATCCAATCGGCATTATTATTTGTGCATTTACCATCGCTGAATTTGTTATAATTCGGCTTTCCTTGTTTGCCCCTTGATAAAATGGTTCTGTTACTGCTTTTATCTTTTTCCTTATAACCTTTTCAAAGCCGGAACCGCCGTTGTTACTTTCAATCCATGCTTTTTGCGTTCCGCATCTGTTTATCATATCCGGGACGGTAACGGCTGTTATTTCTGTGTTTTCCTGCGTAAATACCATGTCAGTAATTAGCGCATACAAAATCGGTTCAAACCGTTTCTTTTGTTCGTTCCATGCCTCATTACCGGATTTGTAAATTTCATAACATGCCGAAAATGTAAAGTCGTCGCCCTCGTCGGCAACGTCTGTATAATTTCCGCTACGTACATACGTCCCCCATTCGGATTTGTCAACGTATGTTCGGAACGGGTTCCGGTACAATTTACCCTCTGCGTTTCCGGGGTTGCCTTGATACAAACATTGAAATTGTACGGGGTCTAACGCTCTTTGTCCCTCCAATTTTGCCCGGCTGTGTCGTCTATCCCATAACGCCTCCCCCGGTTCCCGTGGGTCAATCCCTGTTGGTTCCCCGGTTTTCAGTCCCTCAAAATTTATTCGTACCCATGCGCCCGCCGGAATGTCTTTTACATCATCCCAACTTTTAATGTCAATTACGGTTTCCCCGCTTTTTTCAATACGCCCAATCAAATCATCATCATGCCAACGGGTAAAAACAATTAATTCTTGGGAATCATTATGCAAACGGGTACGTACAACGGTCGTGTACCATTTCCACGCCGCATTACGTACAATCGGGCTGTTACCCTCGGCATAATCTTTGTAAACGTCGTCCAATATCGAAACATCAACCGTTTTTGACGTCAACGAACCGCCACGACCGACAACACGCAACGACCCCTTATGCCCAACCATTTCTATGACGTCAGAATTTCGTAAATACGTATTAGCCATTGTTACGACGTTGGAACCGTTCAAATACGTTTCCGGGAACAATTCCCGGTATCTTGGGGTATCAATTATTCTTTGTACGTCCCGGTTAAAATCTCTCGCAATGGTTGCCGCATACGACCCGATACAAATCTTTTTGTCCGGGTCTAAACCTAACATAAAAGCGGGTGTTTTCCGGCTTGAACCCTCGCTTTTCCCATGTTGGGGCGGCATTTGCACAATCATTTTTCGTATTAATCCGTGCGCAAACATATCTAACAACGTGTAATAAACGACGTGAAAAGGTTCCAAAGCCAAATCCGGCTGCATATACCGGGAAAAGTTTATCAGCCTATTACGGGACGCCGCTTTTACAATTTCTTCGGGATTGTTTTTTATTGCTGCATACATTTTAAGCAATTGTTCTTTATCCATTTTGTTTAATTCTTAAAAATAGACTACTTATTTTTGTATTTCCCCCGTGTTTTTTCTGACACAAAAACCGGAAATCTTAAAAATCGACCAATTTATTGTTTCTTTTTCCATTTGTCGCACGCTTTTTCCGAACGTATCATAC